TCAGCTCGCGCCAAGTTTCGGATTGAGGGCTCTTTTACCCAATCTGGAATCTTTGCTGTAGTGGTTTGACCACCGCCTTTTCCGCCGCCTGACATATTAGACCTCTCTGCTCAGTGTGGTGAAATAGTAATCCCACCCGTTCTTTTTAAGTACCTTTTCCCAGCCCCTGCGGCCAGCAATCGTCATTGCAGTGCAACCATTCGCCTTGGCAAACTCGCCTGCACTCTTATCCATATCGACGATCTGATCTAGCTCGCCGCCAGCTAGGAAAACGTGCAATACACGCTTTCTTGGAAACTCTATTATTTCAGTAATCGCCGCTCCGTTAGGTGCCGGCCAAAACTGGAAAGCTGCACTGTTTATACCTGCAACAATGTCTTCAAAAGTGTGCGTTCCGCCTGAGTGCTCTAGTGCCGCCTCAAGCCAATCTTTGCACCGCTCCAACTCACTTTCTAATGTAACTTCGCTCATAACATTCTCCACAATTATAGCAGAATTACTGCCTTAGCCTTGTAATGGAGATTGTAGCCGCTGGTGAAGACGGGCAAAAGGATGTAGCCGGCTCAGTGTGCATATGCAAATCAGTATCATCGACTGCCCACATTGCCTGCAGCTCATCGCCTGCATTTATGTAGAAAAAAGCCGACCTGCTCATTACAAAAGCATCCCCATTAGCAGACAGGGTAACATGAATTGTAGAACCTGCGGCATCCGTACCGTTTACTCGTGGCCAGAAATATCCGTCCTTTGCGCTAGAGCTTCCAGACTCAAGCTCGACAGAGAAGTTGACTAAATAATAGCCAGACTCGTCAAACACTATCTTTGAGTTGTCTCCGCTATCTAAACTCATACCAAACGCAAAGGCCGTAGACTCCCAGACTATTGGGTATGCCGTATTGATTGCTGCGGCATAGGTTTCAGATGTGCGAACAAACATCCCGCCCCCATCAGCAAGAACTATCTGCCGCCACTCTCCGTTTTTAGATACTACTGGGTAGCCTTCTCGATCCCACAGCAGCACTCCGTCTTCTGCGGCACTGTCGTCACTTAGAAAGGTTACAAGCTTTGAGCGAGTCCGATCCGCCCATCGGCGCATAGCCTCAGCCCACTTCTTCCAGTCAGCAGCCGGTACTGGCGACGCATCTCTCATCGCTTACCGCCGGCAATAATGTCTAAGCGCATCTGTCCTACACGCCAGTCATCTAGGTCTCTACCGATCAACTTCATCCGCACTTGGCGGCCAGAGAATCGACAGTTAGTGGGCTCGCCCATTGCAAATGGCCCATACTCCCGCTCTTCACCATTGGGGTAGAAACGAGTCTTGAAGTAGGCTGTAACGTCGCCCTGTGTTTCTTCATCAGGTACTAGGCCAATAACTTTAGCAATCTGATCACCAGAACCAATCATAATCGGCCCAGACTCGACGTAAGGCTTTAGGCCGCCGTAGTTGTTACCTTTCTCTTGGTCGTATACGTTACCGCTCGCATCGAACCATAGGGGGCGGTTGAATGCGCCTCGATCCACTCCAGTAGTACGATCTAGCTTACCAAAGTGCCAGTGCTGCTCTTCATAGTCATATGCGACGTAAGAGTCGTTTTCTGTTGAATCGCCAGAAGGGTAGAACCACCAGACCTCGCCAAACTGCCCATTGTGCACTGCAGCAACCTTGGAGCTTTGCGCAGTGTTCATATCAGTGAACACATGGTCTCTAACTTCGCATGGCAGATCTTGCACTGCAGAACCGTTGAACACATAGAATCCATTGGTGCCCATCCAGAATGCACCATCAACAACTGAGACCGCCGCCTGACGCGATATAACGCCGCATGAGCTGCCTACACGCTCAAAGCCATACACATATGGCGGGCCCTGGTAAACGGCAACGTGCGCATCCCTGCTCGTTATAATGACTGCCTGACCTTTTGTGCGTACACCACACATGATCTCGCCGCTAGTCTGCAGCTCTATGTCGCCAGCCTCGTTTGATGAAGTTGGAGTCCAATCGGTATTGTTTTCACGATCCGACCATGCAATCTTGCGCGGATTACCGCCAGAGGCTAGGGCAAATAAGAATCGCTCTTCAGTAACCAGTAGCCCCTTGTTGTTTACGGGGGCGTTTGCAATTACAGCGGCATCGTTTGACGTATTCAAATCCCACTCGAACAAACGGCCATCAGCGCTGTGACAGGCGACAAGGTTCTGGCCCCAGTTATCTAAAGCCCATGTAGTCGCTTCCAGCAAAACGCCGTTAGAAGGGCGCTCTGTGCCATAGTATCCAGTGCCAAAAGGTTTGCCGCCAAATGCCAAGTTTTCGTCGGCATCTGCATAGCCTGTAGCCAAGCCAGTTGGCGTGATATCGGTTAGTACACCTGCCTGACTGATGGCATATAGCTCGCTAGATGTACCAAAAGCAATTTGTCGGTCGTATGAGTTATCTACCCATGCTAAAGAACCGCGCGGTGGGTTCGATGATGAAGTTGCTTTGCGCAGATCCCAGCCATTTACTGGCCGTAGAGATCCACCTTGCCAGCGCACCAGATTGCCATCAATCCATCGTCCTGTAGACTCCAAGTCTGTGCCGTGATTGCGCATTCCTGCCGGTAAAGCAATACTGACATAGGGCATTCTTAATCACCTTTCCTAACTACAAGTAAGATATGGCCGTATTGTTGCTCTTCGTTAGTGACATCTATTGTTGTGCTAAACGTACCATCAGCATCAATCTGCGTAGAGAATCCAGAATAATCCATCTCTCCAGATCCGTATGTGAAATCTTCAGTTAAATTAGTAGCTGATATTGGGTTAGCCGCAAGGTTTCTTGCACAAACCAAAACAATCACAACATCGTCTTTTTTAACTGATATTCCGCTGTGCGTTTGAGGGTAAGATAAGTTTGCCCGCTCTATATAAGTAGGCGTAAGAATAGCCCCCCTGCCTCCAAAGAATCGGTAGTAGCCAGTTACCTTGGCGTTTATTGTGTTGCTTAAACCTATAACTACACCTTTGTCTGGCTGACCATTGTCAACATAATGCGCACCTATTGTGACACCGGCGTGCTCTGAATCTGTCTGATCGACAACAAAGTCATACAGTATGTTTGCGCTAGTACCTTGAAATGCAAAAGACGAGACCGAGTTGGTGTTAGCTGCACCGTTGAACATCATAAAGGCAAGATAATTTAAATCTTCCCCAGCTTTTATATTGTCACCATCCGTGACTGAAAACGTATGTATTGAGCCGGATGTACTTACACGCCCAAAATCAATTGCCTCATAGACAAATCGATCCTGCCTTGCGCCCAGCAATACACCACCAAGTACGCCCGTCATTACGCTACACCAGTGCCAGCGATATACCAGCGATCAGTGCCGACCTTGATTGCAGTGGCCAAGCCGTATTGCGACAGAGTAGCGTTTTGGTCGGTGCCAAAAACAATCAAAGCAACACCGGAAGCGCGGGCAATAGTTATATCGCCGGAACCATCGTTCACGAAAGTAATTACTGTGCCAAGTGGGAATGCTACCGAGCTGTTTGCCGGTATAGTCCAAGTGTAAGCTGTAGAGTTACTGTGATACAGGTGCTTACCGCTATCCGACAGAGCCAGAGTATAAGAGCTGTCTTTTGCGTTCTGCGGCATTTCTTGATATTCATCGCCTAGCTTAGAGTCGATCTGAGTCTGCACGGCAGAAGTTACGCCATCGACGTAGTTAAGCTCTGCTGTGGTCGCTGTAATGCCGTCTAAGACGTTTAAGTCTGATGCTGTAGCGGTTACACCGTCTAGGATATTAAGCTCGTCTACAGTTGCTGTAATGCCGTCTAAAGCATTTATCTCTGCGGCGGTTGCGGTCACACCGTCTAGAATATTAAGCTCTTCAGTCGTGGAGGTTACGCCGTCTAGCAAGTTAATCTCAGCAGTTGTCGCAGTAACGCCATCCAGCAAATTTAACTCTGCGGCAGTTGCAGTTACTCCGTCAAGAATATTCAATTCTGCCGCCGTTGCAGTAACATCGCCAAGAATGTTGATGGTCGCCGCATCTACTGTAACGCCATCCAATATGTTCAGCTCAGCAGTGGTTGCGGTTACGCCATCAAGCAGATTTAGTTCGGCAGTGGTTGCCGTAACGCCGTCCAAAAGATTAAGCTCTGCTGCGGTAGATGTAACAGCAGTGCCGCCTACCTTCCACTCGCCAACAGTAAGGTTTGGCTTAATAGCAGTAGTGCCATCTAGCAAGTCATCAATAGTGTCTAGGTTAGCGTTAAGCTTGGTGCCCCAAGTATCCTCAGAGGCGCCAACCTCTGGTTTGACCAAGCTGAAAGTAGTTGTGTTCGTATCAGCCATTATGCGGCCTCCCAGTCTTCAGTAGTTGATGTTGCATCAGCCCAAGTTTCAGAGCCGCTTACAGTGTCAGTCCAATTTTGTGTGTCGCTATTTGCGTCTGTCCAGATCTCATTGCCGGTCGTAACTACAGTCCAAGTCTCTTGGTCGTCTGGCACTTCAACCCAGAGTATAACACCCTCGACATCAACTCCAGCCTCAGCCAGAGCTTGCACCTGTCCAATAGCGGTTACTGCAGCGTCAGACTCTATGCTTGCGTTAGAGTAGATGACCACAGAGCCGGACTTGACAGCGTTTGCAGAGAAGTCATGTCCAGTGTCAGCGTATACTACAACAGCGCCGCTCTGTACTCGATTGGCATCAATAGCTATGCCAGATTGTACTTGAACTTCAGTATTACCTAGTTTTACTCGCTCGCCTGCAATATCAAGGGCGGCAGAACCATCTATGTCGGCAGATACTGTGCGGATGCGCGTAGCAATAGTCGCCTGTTGTGTTGTGCCATTTATCGCTGATTGTGCTTCAGCTACCCGCTCACCAGCCATCTGCGATGCACTGGTTACAAGTATTGTCGATCCGCCATCCCTGACAATGTTTGCGCCGGCAGCCCATCCAGACTGGCCGTCAACCTGCACAGATGCCAATCTAACGCGGTTTATCGCTGCAGACAGGCTAGTAGCTGCAGAAACTTGCGCGTCTACAGACAGCACAAAGCCCCCAGTAATGGAGGCATCGCTAGTGGCGAATATAGTCGCCGATACTATGTCTAACTCTACAGCCCCAATCGGTACCGTAGAGTATGAATCGACAGAGTACATATCAGTCCAGCGTTATATCTAAAGATCCTGCTGGGATACGGAAAATGTCGCCAGTATCAATAGTCTTGCTTGCGGTGAGTGCGCCATACGCCAGCAGGTTTCCGCCTGTGCTTGCGTCAAATACTCCAACATGGGTGATAGTTCCCCATGATCCACCAGCAGCAGGAAACTCAACGGATGCGCTAGTTGTTGCTTCGTTGCCAGATACAGTCATAGCTGCAGACTGTCGTGCATAGCTTGCACCAGATACTTCAGTGCCGCCGCCAGTGTCTGATGGCGCTGCAGTGTACAGGCCAAGGTACAAAGTAGATGGAGCAGTGTAAGCGTTGCCGCCAAAAACGTGATCCAGCACTTCGGTTTCTAAGTAGTTTGAAAAGCTCATCGTAGCCCTCGTATTTTGGGTGTTAGTCCAGATCCGCTGTACTTAGCCTTCTCTGATGTCATATTGGCAGCCTGAACAGCAGCCCCGTACATTTGAGCCCAAGTCTGAGCCCGTCCATCTTCCTGCAGATATGGTGCCGAGTGAACCAGTGCCCCGTATAGATAAACGTCAGGGTGGTCGGTCAACAGCCAGTTAGTAGGGTTGCTGTCAGACAGCGCAGGAATCTTTTGCGTGTAGAGAACCTCGATGTCGTAGTCACCATCGGGTACAGGGTACAGCTCGAAACTGTCTTCACTATTCGTATAGAACCGTGGCGCGCCTGTAGCCCCCAGTGTTTGAGCCTTTTTATCGACCAGCGCAGCGCGTGAGATCAACTCTACCTGTCGAGTAGTGTCAGCCTCTACGGTCATTCGGATGGTCTCTAACCAATCGCTAGGCCGTGTCAGGTACTGCTCATTTATCGTTGATGTAGCGCGATTCTCCATCTTGAAATGACGGATCTGACGGTTGACCTGAGCCTCACACAGCGAGACAAAGGTAGGGATTACCGAACCTAAGTCATCGCGGTTGAGAAAGTCAGCAATAGCCGTCTTCAGCTCTGTGTAGTTTGTTAATGCCATCGAGATCTCCAGTTGGCTTAATTATACAGCATTATCCCTTTTTAATTTGCTAGGCAGTCTGTATACTTTGATTATGGACACCAAAGATATATCACAAGAAACACTAGACTGGCTTGAGGCCATAGAGATCAGCCCGATGGACTGGGTCGATGGTCTTCTTGAAACAATGCTAGATCGAGAGTGCATTACACAAGAAGAAAAAGACCTGATCTTACGGCGTCACCAATCCTTGCTTGATTAATCTATCTATCGTTTCAGTATCAAATCTGCCGATCAATCCAGCTTGCATTGCCTTTCCTACTGGCGATGGTAGCTTCTCAGACGACAAGTTGTGACCTCTAGCCAGCATTGCAGGTACAAACGGCTCGCCAGACGATCTAATCAATGGGTTTAAATGCTCTAGCAGATTAGCACCCTCACCAAACTGACCTAAGTAATAACCCATAAGATCAGTATTGTACGATGGATGCATTCCCGCCTGTGGCAGCCTAGACAAGTCAAGCGCGCCAGCTTGTAAGAGATTTCCTACCCTTGGATTCATTTGATTCGGGTCGACAATTGCAGCCCTAGCTTGCGATAAATTTATTCCAGCAACATCTCTAAACTCATCAATAGCCTTCGTTATTGCTTTACGGTTGCCCCCTGCCTTCAATAGCCATTCATTAGCATTTGGGCTATCAATCCCTGGCCAGTCTGGCTGTGGTGCAAACTCATTTTTCTTGTTACCTGCACCTTCGCGGATTCGTCTGTCTAGTGCTTTTTTGTCCGCCTTTTTCATGTTTTGCTTGGCGACTGGAACCATAAGGTCGGCAGTCATAGTGGAAAAGTCAGTGCTGGTGGCGCCCATCTGGTAGGGAATATAAAGCGGTGACCTGCTAACCCCATCCAGATTGCTGGCAGCTTTCGCAGCATTCAACAGACCTGTAATTTGACCCTGATCAGAAGCCCACAAAATGCCTTGCTCTAGGTTTTGAAGCTGCCTCATATAGTCTTGCCCGCCATAGCGAGTCATATCTACAGGTAAGCCGTTTACGCCAACTACACGAGAAAGGTCACCTCGACTAGTGTCTGCCATTCCAGACACAAAGCCTCTACCCTCTAAGTCTGCTGCACTTAAGAGACGAACTGGGGCAAGGTCTTGTCCCTGCTCTACATCTAACTGCATGGCATTGACGCCTTCTGGGTCTCCTACGCGCTGCAACAGTTTAGTGTCCCGCGTTACCTGTGGCGCCTTCTCAATTATTCCAAGCAAGCCATCATATGCAGCTTTGCCTGCAGGTAGCATACCCGCCAATAATCCACCAGCACCCAGTACAGTGCCAAGTACATCGCCCTCGTTATAGGCGTCTGCAGTATCGGCGGCACCTGTAGCCCCGCCAACAAAGGGTAAGTAGTCAGCAACACTCATTAGCTTTTCAGCCATGCGGTAGTCGCTGCGATCTCCGCCAAGAGCCTCAGCTAAGTAATCTCTAGCCCTGTCACGGTAGCCTTGCTCTACAGGCTCAATAGTCCCAAGATCTGGCGCTCGCGACATTGCGTAATCTATTCCGGCATTTTGAGCTGCAGTGGATGCTGCATCTAACAGCCTGCTGCCTGCGCTTTGCGGCCCACCTGTCGCGGCCATCCAATCATTAGAGCCTTGCATTTCAGGGTCAAACGCAGCGTCAACACTTCGGGTCTGCTCTGGCTTCAGATGTACAAACTCATTACCGTTGCGCAGCATTATGT